GCCAGTTACAAGTGTTGCAGCCATTATGCAAGCGCACCTAACGGCCCGTAAACCTGTTTATATTGCAACAGCGAGTCATACACCGCTTGACCGATTTGCGCGCTAGTCGAGATACCGCCAGTGACATTAACGGTGATGCCACCGCCACCAATGCCTTTACCTAATGGCACAATTGCCTCTGGGCCTTTTTCGCCCACCATTGCCAAAGTAGGTTTTGTAACAATACCACCGTCAGCGAAACCGGGTATTTTTATTCCACCCAAATTAAAACCGCCAAGACTTTCACGCAAACTATCTAATTTACGCAACATGCCAATGAGCAAACCAAGTGGCCCAGTGACAACAATGATCGCATTACCGAACATGTCAAACGCTCGAGACATAGCGCTAAACTTAATTTCAAGAAACACCATTGCTGCAGTCAACGCAACCACTGCGGATGCAACCAGCACAAATGGGTTAGCGCTTGTAACCACATTTAATGCAATAGTGGCAAGTTTTGTTGCAATCAATGTGGCTTGATAAATTTTCATAGCAATATTGGCTGCCACAACTGCTGCAGCAACCGAGCCAATTACTGCAACAAGGATTAAAAACACTTGCGTATTTTCTTGTGCAAACACCGCCAACGGTTGCAACACCTGTAACAACGCCTCTAACGCCGGCAACAGTGCTGCACCAATTGACTCTTTAGTTTCACTCATTGCAATAGACAACGATTTCATGCGACCCTCGTACGACTTTGCTGCGACATCAGCAGCGCCACCAAACGAAACCGATAACGCTGCAGTAATTTCGTCAAGCGTGCTACTGCTATCAATAACACCTTTAAGACTCGGGTCAAGTTTTGTTAACGCCGCAGTCTGACCATTAGCCGCCTTACCTAACGCCAGTGTGACCGTTTCCAAATCCTTGCCAGTAGCCGCCGCAATATCCAACGCAGTCGACATAAGACCTTGCGCGACCTCAACCGAACCAGTAGACCGCACCAAATTAGCCATAGCCGGCCTTAACTCATCATCGGCAACCGCCTTTGCCATTGACATTGAAGTAATAAAACTTTCATTTTGTGCAATGACATCATCAGTAGCCATAGCGCTAGTACGCAACTGGTTAGCCAACAAATCCTGTGCCTTCTGATCTTCGACTGCAGCCTTTGTTGCAACACCAAGACCAGCCGCTAAACCACCAAGCACCGCAATCGCCGGCACCATAGCCTTCTTTAACGCAAACCCTGCCTTAGCGCCAGCGCCTTCAAGATCATTAAATTGTGCAATTGCTTTTTTAACGCCAGTGCCGTCAAATTCGCTAATAATCGGAATTGATAAAGACATTACATTTGCCTCGCAATCATGCTTGACACACCGTTAATCATTTGTTGCATTTCACGCTCAATGCCTTTGCGCGCTCGATACACCGCAGGCCCAATAATTCGAGTGCGACCAGGTTGCACATCGCCCAAATTTTGACTAAGCCGGCTTGAATTAGCGCGACCTGCTGTTTCAAAGATTGCAGCCGCTTGATCTTTTTGAATTATCAAGATTACGCCGATTGCGTTTCGCCTTGTATCAAATTTCATTTGCACACCTCGTTTTGCGCGCCCAACATCAAAACCTTTAATTTTTTGTGGTGGATTGCGTTTATGCCATTGCCAGTCGCGCGACATACCTGATAGCGGTACTTGCGTGTATTTGTTTTGTACCGCGTTAATTGCAGGTTTAGCAATTGCTGTAGCGTCAGCCTTAAATTGTTTTTGCAATTCTGGATCAATCTTTTTTAACGCGTTAATAGTTTCTTTGACACCTGCTACCTGCACTGTCGTAGTTGTGTTCATTATTTACGCTCTTTGTTAATAAGTTCTATGACCGTGTTCATATCGTCAATTTCAAATCTAATTTCAGACGGCCAAAACCCGGTTGCCACAAGTATCTGCGCTAATCCATAGCGGTAAGAACCGCGTCTGCTTTTGGGTCGTTAGCCTCAATCGGCAAACAAGATTTGAGTGATCGTTGAAATTGGTCAAAGTCGTCTGGTACTTTTACGCCGTCATCGCGAAACGACTCCCACGCAAGATAAGCAATTTCCTCTTGACTTAAACCGTCATTGGCGACTCGAGACAATTTAGTTTTGAATTTGCGTTCCCACAAAACAGTTGTAAATAGTTTTGTGATTGTGGTGGCTTTAGTTTCGTCTTTATAGACGCACTCTATTGTTAGTTGCATTGTTGCCTCTCGGTACGGCGCTTGTAAGCGCGGCTTGTTTTGTTAGTTCTCAGCGGCCAGAGCCGCGCGATCATGAAGTCGCTTTAGTAAGTACGCCACCAGCGAATGTGAGCGTGATGGTTGACAATTCGCCCAATGACGCGTTAATTGGTGTGTGAGACTCAAGGTAAGCGCCTGTCAGTGTGTAACTAGGGTTTGTTGAGCTGACCGCTGCAGATGTTGGCTTAAGCACAAGCGTTGTCACAACACCGACAAGACTATAAATTGTTGCCTCAGTTTCTGACGCTGCATAAGACTGGTACAATTCAACTTCAATACTGTTGTTTTGTAGCGATGTAACTGCTGAACCACCAAATTTGCGTGCCGTGTCACCAAACGCCGTTGTCTCTAACTGCTCGTAAACATAATTTATGGTTGCGCTAGTGCACTGGTCTTGCAAATCAACGCTGTTAATTGTCAGTGTTGGATTTGATAAATAAACTGTTGTCGCCATGTCGTGTTACTCCTGTGGGTCTATGTCTATAGTTTTAGCAGATTTTTTAATCTTTAGTGGGGATAGATGCCCAGCCTCGACAAGAAACAGCAGGTCAGTTGTCAGGTCGCCCAGATCAGCCTCTCGAATGATGTCGCCTCTTTTGTGACCGTTTAGACGGTTGCTGGTTACTTCGTAATCCATTAGGTCGTGCTCGCTTTCATTTGTATGTTTAACGATAATGCAGGGTAATCGACACCGCCGATTGTAAGCGTGGTGGGTCGGCCGTCAGTGACCGCAACTTTTGCTGCCAATACTTTGGCTGCAACATTGAGCGCGTTACGGTATGCGTCTGCGTTGCTCGGCCCGAGACTAATAACTGTGACTGGTATTGAAATGTCAACAATGTTGGCGTTAAACGCCGTGAATGACATTGCGTCTAACAGTATGCAAGGTGCTTGAACATTGCGTGGGTCTGTGATGCACACAAGCCCTGACACTGCGTTTAATGTCGTGGCAAGGTTATTGATTGCCGTGTTAAATAAATCGGTGTACGCCTGTGCTGCCATTACGCAACCTGTGGTCTGTCAACACCTAACAACTGTTTAACCAGTGGTGACAATCCGTTTGTCGAGCCAGCCGACATACCGTCAAAGCTAGAAAAATCCGAAATTCCGCCGCGCTGGCGATACAGTGCGCCACCGTACATGATCGTGCCTAATGTGACATCACCGCTAGGCGAAGTAGTCAGACTGTCAAAATAGCCGACTTCTTGCCGGCGACGATAACAAAACGCGTTTGCAGCGCTTGCACACTGTGTCACAAATGTTGTATCGTCGGCCGTAGCCGTAGCAATACCAAGCCATGTCAATATTTGTGCTGCCGTAATCCAAGTACAGGTTTGTGTGTATGCGACAGTGCCACCAAACGCGACGACCCAATTAACATCTGTGCCGGTGCATGCGTAAAGTATTTGATTAGGTATCGGTGTTTCGTAATCAAAATATAATTCGCCAGTAATACCGTCAACACCTGTAAACAGATATTGCGGTAATTCAAGCACTGTAAATGTGCCGTTGAATGGTGACACAAGTGCGGCGACAGTTATAGATTGACCTACAACTATTTCGGTTGGTTCTAGCGTGCTAATGCACGCGTAGTTACTTAATAGTTGTTTGCTGGCTGTGTTGTATGTCGTCATGGCGTTTGTTTCGCCATGCGATTAGGCAATGACGATGCCTTGTATCATGAATGATTTTGCAACAAATGTCGAGAAGTAACCGTAGTAACTAAATGTGCGACTAAGTGTTGAAGGGTTTGCGATTGATAACACGCCTTGTTGCGCTTCGTAAATTTCAAAACCTGGCGCATATACAACAAGCATTGTGCCTGATGCAAAGTTGT